GATTCTTACCGCTTTTTAGTTAGGATTGCGAACTTGTTTCGCAATTACCTATTCAAATGTGTTGTTGTATGTCAGTTCCAGTTCATCAGCCCGTACCCTTTGATACAGGCATAGTCAAGGGGATAGCTCTTAATCTTGCAGGCGTCGCCGGAATTGCCCTCCACGGTATAAACGCGGCCCTCGTCCCTGCCGATAACAAGCCCAACATGGTCTGCGCTGCCGTCTAAGTCCCAGTCAAAAAAGATAGCGTCACCGGGGGCAATGTTTTCATAGCCCCGCGCTCCCCATTGTCCGTGAGAAGTAAACCACGGAATACCCTGCGACTGGCAGGCGGCAAAGCGCGGCTCGGAAAGTCCCATTTGCCCGTAGCACCAGGACACGAAACAGGCGCACCATTCCACGCGGGAATTAAAGCCGTACCAGCTCCAATACGGATAGCCGCCCACATTTCCGACTTGCCGTTTTGCAAGGTCAACGATAGCGGTATTGCCGGGGCGCGTTCCGTTTACAAAGTCCACGCCGCTTAAATCTTCCGACGCGGAAGTGTCGGGAGAGCCGCCGCCAAAGATAAGGGGCTTGTTCCCGCTTGTCTGTAAGTACACCCGGTACATTTCCAGTTGTTCCGGGGTCAGATTGTTTTCCGCAATGGTGGATAGTGGGGTATTCGTCAGCTTGACGTTCAAGATGTAATACTCATAAGGCACTTGTACCGTGTAGGTGTCCGTATGCTCGTTGCCGTCCTCATCTGTCCATGTGTCGGTGCGTTCTTCCTCCCGGTAGCGTATTTCCACTTCCTCGGTCAGCGTCAGCTTGTATTGTTGATTGAAAATCCGCTGTAATTCGCTCTGTACCTCGGCGCAGGTGTAGCTTTGGTATTTTGCGGTCAGATAAGACGCTAATTCATGGGGATTGTGTCCGATATTTGCAAGGTCATAGCGGTACTCGTCATAGCCCGGATTGTCGCGCTCGATATTGTCAATCCTGCTTTGCAGCTCGTTTTCCAATCCTGCGTAGCTGTTTTCCACTTCCACAAGGTCGCTGTCCTCGGACGTATAGGACGTTCCAAGCACGCCGTTTAACGTGCCGGAAAACATTGCCCCACAAGAGGACAGCCCGGACATAACCATGATAAAGAGCAGTAGCACCCCGACAGCGATTGCCACACCCGCCGGGTGCCTTGCCACAAATGCTGCGGTCTGCTTCGTTTTCTCGGCGGCTTTGGCTGCCGCCTTGCGGGTGCGTTCTGCCGCGCCCTTGATACCCTTTGCGGTATTGCGGGCTTCCTTTGCATACTGCCGCTTGATTTTCTGCTTCTGCCAAAACCGGGAAATGGGGTTACTGGTTAGCTGCGGGTTCTCATGCAGGGTCTTGTGATACTGAAAGTCCATATTTGCCCGAAAAGCCGCTTTTTCTGCCTTTGCCGCTTCCCGGTAGGGTTTCAGCTTATGGTTGCGGTAGCCCTGCTTGATTTTCCGCGCCCCGTACTTCAATCCCCGTTCTGCGGCTTCCTCGCTCTTGTGTGCGCCCTCCACGCCGGAATTATCCTTTTCGACAGAATGGATTTTGTTATGTACCAAAATCCCGGCTTCCTGTGTGGGGCGGGATAGCGGGTTGTGCTTCTCCTTAAATCCGGGCGGCTTGTCCTTTTCCTCAAAGTGCAGGCGGGTCTTGCCTTTCCCGGTGGTTTCGTCAAAGGTGCGCTCTTTTACCAGTTTCTTTTCTTTGGGGATAGCTGCCTTTGCCTTATCCAAGCGGTCGGCGGCTTTATCGGATTTCTTGATATACTTTTCAAGCTCCGGGGCAGCGCGTTCCTCGTCGGTAAATTGCAGCCGGGAAGATTTCGTCCCGGCGGTAGCTTCTGCCTGTGCTTTTCGTACTGCCTTTTTACTGGCTTTTCGTGTATGGGCGGCGTCGATATGCTTCATGACGCGCTCCGTTTTGCCTGTGTCCGCTTTGGGGGCAGCTCCCGGCACATGGGGAAGCGGGCTTGTATCAGATACCGGGGGAAGCTGCATAGCGTCCTGTGCCGCCTGTTGTTCCGGGGTCTTTTGTAAATCCGCGTCCCGTATGCGGTTGCTGATACGTTCCGTGTCTCCCGTGGTCTGATTTTCTGCGATAGCCCCGTCGCGGGTCATTTTCTGCGTGATTTTATCGCGGGGCTTTAATGGGTCTTTCAAGTGTTACCACCTCCAATCCGCGCCCCTGCAAGGGCGCAATACTCGGCGTTCAGTTCAATGCCGATATAGCGGCGGTCAAGGCTTTGCGCTGCAAGCCCGGTGGTGCCGCTTCCAAAGAACGGGTCTATCACAACGCCGCCTTTCGGACAGCCCGCAAGTATGCACGTTTCCGCGAGCTTCGGGGGATAGGCGGCAAAATGCCCGCCCTTGTACGGTACGGTATTGATAAGCCAAACGTCCCGCTTGTTTCTTGTGGTCGGCATAAGGGCGTCGTCATAATAGCTGCCGCTGCGGGGCTGATTGATACCCTGTACCTTGCCCTGTCCTGGTACTTCCTCGGCGTATTTGTGTCCTGCGCTGCGCCCTTGCCTGTAGCGCGCAGCCGTTCCCGGCGCGATCGGCTCTGCAATGGCGGCAGCGTCATAGTAATATTTCTTTGATTTCGTCAGTAAAAAGATATGCTCATAGCAGCGGCTCGGTCGGTCGCGGCAGCTTTCCGGCATAGGGTTTTCTTTCAGCCAGATAATATCGCTGCGTAAATACCACCCGTCAGAGCGCAGGGCAAAGGCAAGAAGCCACGGAATACCGATTAAATCCTTTTGCTTGCAGCCCGCTTTCATGCCGCTGCCGCAGTATGTGTCTGCGATATTCAGCCAAAATGTCCCGTCGTCTTTGAGTACCCGGCGCAGCTCCCGGAACACTTCCACAAGCCGCCCGATATACTGCTCCGGCGTGTCCTCACGTCCAATCTGCGCGTCAAGCCCGTAGTCCCTTAGTCCATAGTAAGGCGGGCTTGTGACGCAGCAGTTCACGCTTTCGCTCGGAAGCTCCCGCAGGGCATAGAGGGCGTCGCGGTTGATGATTACGTCTGTTTTCATGGCTTGCTCACTTCCTCCGGCTTTGTCGTAAGCAGACAGTAAAGCTCGGTGTCCGTCGGGAAGCGGTCAATGAACGGCAGCACCACATTCCCGTAAAAGATAAGCCCCTCGCCCGCTTCGGTGTGGGTTACATACTTCATCTGCTGCGGGGAGATGTTAAGCTGCTTTGCAAGGATAGCCCGGTCGCCCTGTGCCTGATTGAGCATGAGGACAAAATCGGAGTTTTCAAAGATATTCTCGACTTCGCGGCTGCTTAAAAGGTCTTTGACGTTCTGTGTGATAGCCGTCGGTATGCCGCCCCATTTACGAAAACGCTTCCAAATCTCCACAGAATAGGCTGCGGTCTGTTCCTCTTTCAAAAGCAAATGAAATTCGTCCATATAGTAACGGGTTGCCTTTTTCTCGGCGCGGTTGACGGTCACGCGGTTCCACACCTGGTCTTGCACAATGAGCATACCTAATTTTTTGAGCTGCTTTCCAAGCTGCTTAATATCAAAGCAGACAAGACGGTTTGAAAGCTCCACGTTGGTACGGTGGTTAAAGACGTTCAGAGAGCCGGAAACATAAAGCTCCAATGCCGCCGCAATGCGGGCAGCTTCCGGCTCCGGCTGTTTCAGCAGTTCGTTGTAGAGGTCGCCCAAAATCGGCATTTTTGCCGGGTCGGGGTCTGCAAGGAAAGGTCGGTACACATTCCTAACGGCGCGGTCAATGACGGTCTTTTCCACGGGCTGCAAGCCCTCTTTGCCGCCGATAACAAGCTCGCAGAGGGAAAGGATAAAGTCGGATTTCAAGGCAAGCGGGTTGTCGTCCTCGGAGTAGTTGAGGTTAATATCCATAGGGTTCACATACTGGGGCTTGCCGTCCATGCCTTTTCCGGCAGGCGACAGACGTATCACTTGCCCGCCCAAACGCTGCACAAGGGAAAAATATTCTGCTTCCGGGTCGCAGATAATAATATCGTCGTCGGTAATGAGAAAGGCGTTTGTCATTTCCCGTTTTGCCGCAAAGGATTTACCGCTTCCCGGTGTTCCAAGAATAAGCCCGTTGGGATTTTTCAGTTGCTTGCGGTCGCAGAGTATCATGTTGTTACTAAGGGCATTTAAGCCGTAGTAAAGGGCTGCACCCCTTTGGAAAAGCTCCTGCGTGATGAACGGGATAAAAATAGCGGTGCTACTGGTCGTAAGCCCTCTTTGAATGGGGATAAGGTTCTCCCCAAGAGGAATAGAGGACATAAAGCCCGCTTCCTGCAAATAGTCAAGGCGGGTCAGAGCGCAGTTGTTTTTCTGTGCAAAGCCCGCCGTAGCAAAGATGTCATTATCCAGTTTCCGCTTCGTGTCTGCCATGTTTACCACAAGGAACGTCAGCAGAAACATTCTTTCATTTCTGCTCTGTAAATCCTGCAAGAGATTTTTCGCTTCGCTGCCGAACGTGGCAAGGTCGGACGGAATTATATCCATATCGTACCCGCTGCGTACCGCCTTTTTCTGTTCCTCAATCTTCATCTTGTCGAGGTCGGTAATTTTGCGCTTGATAGTCTTGATTGCTTCGCTCTGGTCGATACTGCGGATATGCAGATTGACGATAATTCCGTTTTCAAGGTCGAGAATGTCCGAAAGCATACGGTCGTTCAGCTCCGGCGCAAGGATTTCAAGGAAGCTAACAGCACCGAGCTTGCGCCCCATGCGAAACGTCCTGCCGTCGCCAAAGCGGAACGAGGACGGGGCGATAAAGTCCTTTGTGGTAAGCCCGGACGGTACAAGCCAGTCCCAAGAGAAACGGAACGGCTCGCCCTCCGGGTGGAAAATCCCATGCAGTACGTTCAAGCGTTCCTGTCCGTTCATGGGGCGGGCGGTTACACCAAGCACCTTAAAATTATTGAGTACGTCGGTTTCGATACGGGAAAGGCGGGCTTTTGCCGCCGCAAGATTGTCCGCTTCAATGGAAAAGGTAATGTACTTGCACTTTTCCAGTCCGTTGTTGCCTTTTTCAAGCTGATTTTTAAGCATATCCGCGTACTCCCTGCGGATAGAGTTAAAAGCGTCGTCCTGCGCCGGAATTTCGATAGCCGCCTGTGCCTTTTCCTTTCTTGCACCCTGATTGATGAAAGAGAGCTGCACCGAAACGGAAGCGTCAAAGTAGTTGAGAAAATCGCACCAGTTTTCAAAAATGGCTGTCTTATCGTCTGCCTGTGCAAGCTGATAGTTAATATCTTCAAAGACAAGGCTTTTACTGTATTTCTTTTCCGTTACCCTGCAAATCCCGTCCGGGTACATCTGCAAGTAGGGAATGGTCTGTTGTGCGGTGCGGGGCTTCCCGTCGCCCTTTGCCGCCTGTATCACGGCGGCGATTTCTTTCTTTTCTGCGCGGGTCAGCTTACGCTTCACGGGATTTTTTACCGCGCGGGTCATGGTTTTTCGTTCTGCCATTGACAATAGCCGATACCTCCTTTTCCAGTTTTCGTTGTTTTTCTATGACGGCATAAAAATTTTCCGTCTGATAGGGGCGTTCCTTTGGTCGGATAAACTTTGTCTGAATGACGTTCTTTATCACGATTTCAAGGGGCTGCCCGTGTTTTTCATACATTGCCAAGAGGAAGCAGGGAAGCATAACGACAATCATTGCAAATGCCGCCATGCTTGTTCCCGCGCTGTCTTTGAGCAAAAAGAAAAGCGGTAGTCCCATAGCGAGGGCTGCCGCAAAACATATAATCTGCCGCTTTGTCAGATTAAAAGCGACTTTCGTTTTGATTTTTGATAAGTCTTTGGGTACGGGTACATACGCCAAGTGAAAACCTCCTCCTTTCGGTCTTTAATGGGCGTTAAATATTGACTTCGCAAGTGCGCCTGTTTTGAATAGGGAGAAGCACAAAATCACGGTGTAGGCTGCAAGGGAGAAAATCGCGCTGTGCAGGTTGTCCGCTACAATCATGCTGCCAACCAAAACCGCATAAATGCCGACGCATATCATTATGAGGAAGCCTTGAAAACCGAGGGCGAACAGGGCTTTTAAGTAGTTGTTGCCTATCTGCCCCCACTCTCTGTTGGTCATAGTTGCAAACGGGATAGGCGATACCGAACAGTAAAGGTAAATTTCTATCATTCTGCCGTACAGGATAACCGTGATAAGCACCGACATGATTTTCATGCAAAGGCTCACAAGGCTTGTTTCCATAACGAGCAAAAGCAGTTCGGGGATTTCCATAGCGTCAAGTCCGGCTTGCATGGACGAGAGGGCGGCGTCAACGTCGATATTCGTATTGCCGCCGATCACGCCCGCTGCGCCGGAAACAACGTGCTGCGCCATATCGAACACCGCCATAGTGATAGTAAAGGTGTGGGTAACGAGATACACCGCTACCCACGCCTTGAAAAACCACTTAAAGAACATGAACGTGTCAATATCGTGCATATTGTTCTTTTCCGTTACCATGCTGATAAGCTCCACGCATAGAACGTAGGTAATGACAAGCCCCGCAATGGGTACAATCACATTTTCCGACAAACTCTGTATCATGGAAAATATGCCTGCGTTCCACCCCTGCGGGGTTTGTCCTACCTCTGCGGCGATAGTTCCGACTTTTTCGTTTACGTCCCCGAACATAGTTGACAGATTACCGTTAATGGCTCCAATGAGGATTTCCTTTATCCATTCGTTAATCGCGTCAAGTATGCTCTGCATAGGCTAACCCCGCCGCTTAACCGAACAGGCCGGAAAGCAGAGGTACAAGGGTGCCACCGATAAGGGCAACGCCGCCGCCCGCCATGAG